TAAACATTTATTAATTGACAATTAAATAAGTATGATGCGTAGGACTCCGCAGATGAGTTTGAGCATTTAAACATTCTGAGTGCGTGGTGCAGTTGACTCTGCCGAGAAAAATCCGAGTCGTTAAGGATTTTTTGAGAGGTAGCAGTTGACGGAGGCAACGTAGCGGATGAAAACTAAATATATATGGGTGCGTGGCGCAGTTGGTAGCGCAGTTGACTCTTAATCAATTGGTCGTGGGTTCGAGTCCCACCACACCCACCATTTAAAACATAATAATAGCAAGGGTTTCAGCTCTTGCTATTTTATTTTATTGATAAAAAAGCACTAATTTTGACGAAAATTTTAATTTTTTTGAACTTTTTGATTTAAAAGGCTAAAATGCTTGCCAACACACTATTTGAAACAAATACTTTGTTCTTGCATAAAATTCTAATTTCTTGCCTTTTTATAAAAAAGTACACACATAGTACACACAGTTTTTACTATAAGATTTATACCAAAGCTTCAAGAGCAAGCTCTTTTTCACCCCCTTCTACACATAAATATCTTTCTGTTACTGACACATTACTATGTGAAAGCAAATCTTGAATTATTCGCAAATTTATACCATTTTCAAGTAATCTAGTTCCAAAAGTTCTTCTTAAATCATGAAAATGCAAATCCTCTATTCCTACTTTTTCACTTGCACTTTTTATAGACTTCAATATTGTTGTAAATGGCTTATGAGTTTTTGGATTTATAAACAAGTAATATTCTGCCAAATCATAATAGTGTTTGATGATATCAAAAATAAAACTATTAAGTGGCATAACAATATTTTTACGTCCTTTGTTACTCATCTTGGATAACTTGATTTGTCTTTTCTCAATATCAACTTGTGTTTTGTTTAGATATAATACATTCTTTTTTCTAAAACCAGTATGTAATGCAACTAAAACTATTACCCGATGTAAATCGCTTGGTAATGCTTTCAAAAAATCTTCTTGCAAGTTTTGAGGTAAAATTGTATTGCGATTATTATCTTCTATGTATTTTTTTACTTTCCTACAAGGATTATAATCAATATAATTATTTTCAATCATGATATTATAAGCCTTTTTTAATGCACTATAATATCTATTAACTGTCGAATTGTGCAAATATTCCCCTTTTTTATTCTTATGACTTTTTAATTCTACTTTCATACTTTCAATATCATTTGGTAGAATTGCTGTTATATCTTTGTTTGCACAAAAATATTCAAGAAAAAAGTTTGTAAAAATTTTATCAGCTTTATAGCTTGCTTTATTTGCTTTTGAATACTCTAAGTATTTATTTACCATAAATTTTAAAGTATAGGTCGGCTTTTTCTCTTTCTTTTCTACCAATCCCAATTGCTCTTGTCTTAATTGATACCTGATACCATCTTCAATAGCTTTAGCTTCACTCATATTTTTTGCACCATTGCAAAGTTGGTGATAGCGTGAATCTTTTACTTTACCACGACAATACCATTTTCCGTTTTTCTTTTGATAAACGCTCATAAATTATTCCTTTCTATAAAACTTAAAAAAAGAGGAGTTTAAAACTCCCCTTCTGAAATATATTTTTCTAACAAATTTTTTCTTACTCTAACAACACCACCAATTTTTAAAATTAGTTTCGGGGGAATGTCTTTTCGTCTTATCCAACTTCTGACCGTACTTTCCTGTGTTTTAAAAATTGTAGCGGTTTCTTTTATTGTAAGTAAGTTATTGTTTTCTAAAATGCCATTTTCCATACAACACCCCCTATGCAATTTTCTCTAAATTGTATGACCTGATATTTTCAATCATTCGCTTTATTTGAGGTGGTTGTTCTTTGCATAAAACATATTCCTTTATTTTTGAATCCAATCGTTTTTCTGTATCACAAAATACGCTATAAATATTTACTTTGCGCTCTTTTAATCTGCTGATACATTTTGCCAAATATTTAATGTTATACAAGCTAACACTTTCTTCGGGAGTAATTTTCCCATTCATAATTAAGTGGTTAAGCACAGTATCAACTTGCGACATATTATTTTGTGAATATAAATTACCGTTCATTAATATTTCTCCTTTACAGTTTGAGTAGTCGAATCATAGTGTAGCCTTGCGGTCTTACCGCTACCGCCTGTATGTCTTGACTTCTCGATTAAAAACCATAAGTCGGAATCTCTATATTTTTCAGGCTCAAAATACGCAGGTCTATGAACAAAACAAACGGCATCCGCATCTTGTTCAATTTTGCCGGAATCTCTCAAATCAGATAACCGAGGTCGTTTATCTTGTCGGTCTGCATACGCTCTGTTAAGTTGGTGCAAAACAAAGAACGGTTTATTAACTTCCATTGCTGTAAGTTTCAATCCTCTTGAAATATCGCTTATTCTTTCATAACTTGATTTTGAACTTCCACCGTTAATCAAGCCTAAATAATCTATAAATACAATATCGCTATTGGATTTTTTCTCTAAATTTCTAATCTTATCAACAGTTATATTGTATTCAGTACAAATTTTTATCGGCAAATAAGACAAAGTTTCGTTGATGTATTTTTGATAAAGGTCTTTTTCATATCCGCTTAGATTTTTGGTTCTTAATTTGCTTGCATCTATCCTAGCTTGTGAACAGATAAGACGATTTTGCAACTGCCCTAAAGACATTTCCAAACTAAATACATCAACTTTGAAACCTTGCTTTGCAAGACTGGCTACAAGATTTATCATCATGCAAGTTTTTCCCATACTGGTTGCTCCTGCAAAAATGATAAAATCACCGCCTTGCATACATCCAAGTCTTGAATCAATAGAAGGATATCCCGTCTTTATCAACTTAACTTTTTCATTGTTTGCAAGTAAATTGCTCGCTCCATAATTTATATCCAATAATATTGAGGTATCAGTATATTTTTCTTTTTCCTTTTGAATCTTCTCAATTTCGCTGAAAGAACTTGCGTTCTTTGTTACTCTATCAAAATAAGCCTCATGAATTTTGTTAATATAGAATTTGTGGTTAATATTAGTAATAAAATTCTTTTGAAGAAAAAGAGTATTTGTTTTGTCTTCATTATTGGATAATTTTTCTACTATGCTATAAACATTTACCTCTTTGCCCGAGTTAAACAATAATTCTGCAATATCAAAAATTTTTGCATACAAACGATTTGTAAACATCTTTTTTGATAGTTGGCTTAAAATATGCTGTTGCATATCTTTATCAGATGCTACTAACATTGAGGTAATTTCTTGTTCATAGTCGTTTAGTAAAATCATTAATATAATTTTCTCTCTCGTATTATTTAAAGGGGTTAAGCAATTTCCTGTGTTTCGTCTTCACAATCAACATATTTGTTGTTTTCACCATCCCAACAAACTTTTTTGAAATTCCAGCCGATAAGTTCCAGTTTCTTACGTTTTTTCTCGTCTTTAGAAGAATAATTGTTAATACTTAATTTACCGCTAACTCTTAAATAATCACCTTGCTTGCACGTTTCCGCAATACGTTCTGCAACATTGTCTTTCTGCGTATTAAAGAAAATTATTGTATAAGTTTCATATTCTTCTTCCGCCTTATGATTTGCAGGAAGTTTTGATATTTGTGCCGGCATGAGTTTCTTTGCTAAATAAATACTTGTCATACAAGTTCCATTATCAAAATATTGAATTTTCAACCAGTTCAATCTTCCAAGAAGTTTAAATTCATTCATTTTTTCCACCTTCCACTTCAATAATATTTTTATCGCTCCAGTTTGTTTCATCCCTAACCTCTGACATATCAGGCAAAATTCTGATTTTGGTTGTATTATCCATTTCGAGTGCCTTTCTGATTTCAGTAGATTTAGGTAGAGTTTTCATTAACTGGATTAAAACTGTCTTTTTGCACATTGCATTTTCATCTGTTACCCAAGGTGAATTTGGATTAAAATGCGGATTTTTTATCGGAACATATTTTTTCTCAATCTCATTAAATTCCATATCAATATATGATTTTGAGTGTTTCATAGCATGTTTGATACATTCCGAACGATTCATAACTTTAAACACATTTCCACCGTTTACAAGGTGCGCTATTGCATAATATTTAATTGGTTTCCCTCTATCAACTTCACCCTTTTCATTTGGTATGTCATAAGGTATATGTTTGATAAATTCATTTGAACCATATTCATAATGGAATGTATCTTTTTCATAAACGGTGTGCATACTGATTTTTAAACCTAATTCGTGTCTGTAAAAAAGTTCTACATACCCTTTATATCCGATTACAAATTGGACTTCTTTAAGTTTTACCCATTTTCCACCAACTTTTCTTGAATTATTAAAAGCTATGAAATAGGCTTGTCCATCAACATCAGGTTCTAAACCAAGTTGAGCGGTTTGAAATAATGCACCTAAAAAAGATTCCTGTGTGCATTCTGCAAGTTCAGGATTTTTCCTGATAGTTGTTAAAACAATTCTTCCAAGACGTTCAGCTGTCATATGCGCAGGTAATGCCTTACCGAGTTCTGTTAAATTCTTTTGTATCAAATCCATTATTGGTTTAGATTTTTGTCGTTGTTCGATTGCTTGACTTTTCAATTCTGCAATTTGTGTACTCATGATTTCCTTTCTGTCTTACGACTATTTTCTTTGGGGTGATAAATACTTCCTAGATTTTGATTACAAAGAGGACAATAATAGTTGCCAAAAGCCACTATTAGTTCATCTTTGCGAATGTCGCCATCGCAAAAATCACATTTCATGTATGTTTTCCTTTCTTGTTGGTTAAGCTACTTCTTTTTTAGCAACTCTAAGAGTTCTATATTCTAATTTGTTAGAATATTTGTCAAAAAGATTATCAGTTTTAAGTTTATCTGTGTTTACGGTTTGTTTAACACATCTAAACCAAGAAACTTTGTATTTATTGGTTAATATTCCTGCGTGGGTATTAATGATATTTTTGAGTTCTGCTTCCAACATTTTTCTTTCAATATCAAGAGCTGATAAATCCGCTTTGATATTCACTAATTTTTCAACTTGACTTTCCAATTCTTGATTTTCAATATATTCATCATTCGGAGTCGGATAGATTTTTGTCATAATTTCGTTATCTTCAGGAGTAAGCGCAGGCATTGTTTTTGTTTGTACACAATTCCAAAAATCAACAGCCATTTCAACCATAAGGTTAAACAATTCTTCATCAAATTCAATTGTCTTATATTTGAAAGATTGACCGCCTATCAAAACTGCAATATATCCTTTCTTTCTGCCTGTTATTCCTAGATACCAAATAACCTGTAAAATATACTCTTTAGGAATTTCATCCCCAATCCATTCATTTTGCTTGTAAGCTGAACAAGTTTTACATTCCAGTAATTCTTGTGAACCGCTTATTAATCTATCAACGTGCGCAACTAAAAACGGATATTTTTTGTGCGTATATTTTTCGCTACGCTTGCGGACTTTTAAACCTGTTTGTTTAGAAAACTTTTTAGCAACAAAATCTTCAAGTTCTGTTCCAAGTTCTATTGCTTCATTGTTGGATTTTATATCGTTGTCAATTTCTCCGGTTTTTTCTAACCATAGGGTAAGTGGTGTTTTCCATCTGTTCATTCCCATAATTGTGGCAATGTCTGAACCACCAATGTATTGTCTTCTTTCTTCTGCTGTAAACATTCAGCGTTCCTTTCTTTTTTTAGTAAACTGTGTTATCAAATGAGCCGTTTACAGAAAGGTAAGTAAAATCTTCATATGCGGTATTATCTTCTAAAAACGCATAATCCGTAGTATCTGTGCCATCTGCAAAGGCTAAAATTAATTCTGCATCTTGATTTGCAATTTTTGATAATTCCTCAATGACTTCTTTAATTTTCATTTTTCCTCCTTTTTTCTAAATTTTTGCACTACAAATAAGCCTATAAAATATGGCTCAAAAGTAGCTTAATTACAGGGTATGCGTTGGTACATATCCCTATTGTGGTTAATCTCTCTCTCAAAAATTTTAAATTATGTACTTATTATTAATCGACAAAATTAATCTGTCAATACATATTGACTAATAAAAAACAATGCGTTACAATAGGTCATAGCCTGTAATAATCATTCTAATTAGAAATTGACACATTGTAACAAGTTGTAAAAATGTTAATCAGTCAATATGTATTGACAAAGAGGGAGATTATGCAAAACAGAAAAACATATAAGGATATACCTACAAGTTTCTTACACAAAGAGGTTTTTGAAGAATACAAAAATGAAATTCAAAATATTAATGCAAATGTTTATGCAGAAATAATTGGAACTACAAGACAAAATGTCAGTGTAAAATTGAAAAGTAATTCTTGCCTATTGATTAAAGAGCAATTAAGGTTAATAGAACATCTAAAAAAAATCAATGCAACTCATACTCATTTGTACGAAACATTATATACAAACGAAGTTGATTCTGTTTTAGGCGATAATTCTAAAATTCCTGTAAAAGCGGAAGTTTCTGCAAGTTGTGGTCATGGTTGTGAAGTTTATAACGAAACACCTTCTGATGAATTTTCTCTACCAAATAAATTACTTGATTATTTTGGTGCAAATAAAAAAATGACAGAAATTATTTATGCAGAAGGTGATAGTATGTTACCCGAAATTCAAGCAAATGATATGTTGTTAATTGATAAATCAAAAACAACTATTCATGACGGGCAAATATACGTTTTTAACTACAACGGACAACCAATGTGTAAACAATTGAAACAAAGCGGTGATAGCATAATTGCAATATCAAAAAATCCGCTCTACACTCCGTTTATAATCGACAAAACTTTACATTTTTGCATTATCGGTAGAGTTGTAGGTTCGTTTCATCCGGTAAGATAATTTAATTATCTATTCTGAATGCAATAAAATCAGCTTTTTGAGATTGTAATAATTCAAATTCTTCTTTTGATATAAACTGTTTCAACATTGGATTTTCTTCAAAAGTTGCAAAGTCAACCCAATTATCAGTACAAAAAGCAGACAAATCTGTTGTGGAATTTATTTTTTCCATATTGTCTGAATTTTGATAACTTGTGATTACTTTCTTTATCATTATTTCCCCTTTCACGCAACATTAGCATTTAAACATCTGCTCGCTTGATTATATTTTCTTTGGTAATAAGAAGATAATTCTTTTGAATAATCCCAAAGCAACACATATTTATCTATATTCAATTTCTTTTTATCGTACGGTACGAATAACCAATCTTCTACATCTATCATTGGATTATTGCCAAGAAAAGCAAATTCTTCATTCTCAAAAAAGTCAATACTTTCTTTTATGTAAGATTGAATTTCAAGGTCGCTATAAAAAGAGTAATTACCGAAATATGAATCACCAAATTGAAAACTATCATTTGAATACCAAATTTCATCTTCTACAATTCCGGCATCTTTATTGCAAATAACTGATTCCCCTTTGTTATTTAAGAACGCAAATTTGTTATTTTTGCCAATAAAATCTTCTATCAATTTTATAATTCCTTTGTTTTTTATAAAATCTTGTTTCAATGGTTTTAAGTATTTTTTTATAAAAATAACGGTATCGGAATACCTACTATTTTCAGGTACATCAATATTTAAAATGCCGTTGTGTATCATAACAAGGTTGTTATTAACAATATGCGGATGACAGTTATTTTTATTTTTTAATCCGCTTGTTCCAATTCTACAATGTATCAACATATCACCTTCGGCAAATTTTTCAGCTTTTCTTACTACTTGTATAAATTTTTGTTTATCAAAAATTCCTTTTACAATGTATAATTTTCCATTATTTGCATACGCTATTCCTGCGCCATCACTATTGTTTTCAAAACAATTTTCTAAATATTCATCAGAAATTGTTTTATTTTGTGGTTTTACTATTGCTATACACATATTATGCAGCCATCCTTTCTTCATTAAGTCGTTGAACAATACCCATTTCATACAAAAATTCGTGCAAATCAGGGTATGTTTCTTTGTTTTCCAGTACAAAATCTATATATCCGATTGTGGTTGCAAAACGATAATCGTTACTCTTTTTTATCGAATAATCTATTAGAGAATAAACTGTTTGCAGATTCTTCTTTATACGTTCAATTCTAGTATTGGAATTAAATATTCTAAATTCATACGTTTTCGTTCTACTGTCATAATTCAATGCTGTGTAACGAGAATCTGAAAGAGGCGGATAAGTATCATCTGATTCCAATATTTCCTTGCAAGAATAAGAATCTTTGAATTTACACCACTGTTGAATTTCTGAATTTTGTCTTTGTGAGATAGCTTTCCAAACTTCAAAATCATTTTCGATTTCGGAATACAAAATTTGGTTTAAAACACACAACATTTCTTTTGAAAAAACTTCTTGCGAAACGTGAATGTGTATACCACCCCGATTATGTCCGCAAAAATAATGTAAATTTAAAAACTGCATTCCTTTTTCTAAATTAGGTAAGAATACATCATTTAGAAATTTTCTTGTCATTGGTTCTGTAACAATTTCAAAACCACCATCTTCAATAGAACTGTCACTCATTAAGACAACATTAGGAACAATATTCAAAAACTCATCCGCATATGTTCGATTTCCCGAAACTTCAATTTCTAATCCAAAATACTCATTTGGATTAATTTCTTCTTTTGTTTTTAATTTGTGAAAAGCATCATATTCGTGATATCCATAGATGCAGTCAGGATGTTCTTTGGCACAATCAGGACAATAATCTACTTCATCACTTTCAGAGTATTCTGCAACATCGATATGTACCGCATAACCACAATCATCACAAATTCTATAATTATATGCACAACAATCATCACATATCCAATGATTATCGAATGTTTCACGCCCGTCTTCTCTGACAAAATATTTTCCACAGCACTCACATTCATAATAATGTTTATTCGCACAATCTTGGCAGACCCAAATACCTTGTGCTTGAATCTCGATTAAATCTTCATATCGAAGTAATGCCCCACAATGCTCGCAAATGCTATATTCATTGTCCTTACATCCTTCACAGATAACATCACCATTATCGGTTTCTGATGAATTTTCTTTAAGGATATATTCACCGCAGTTATCACATTTTACAATACAATCATCACAATAAAATTCGTGGTCTATAATCTTACCTTGACTAAAGGTTATCATTTTACCACAAGATTTACATATCATTTTTACTCCTTTCTAAAAAAAAGAACTGCCATTTCTGACAGTTCGGTAATTTAATATTCACTTGGTAACATTATTATTTTTTCGGTCGGATAATTTGAAATATAAAATTTCCAATTTCCTTCGGGCAAATCTGTATATTTATAATGTTTTTTCCCTAATTTGTTATTGTTGCCATCATCAAAGAAAACATCACACTTTTTATTTTTTGATACGGCATTAACAACAATAAATTCTTGATTCTTTTGTGTGAGTGTAAAAAGTGCCATATCATCAAATAACCAATATGCACTTGCATTTTCGCAGAAATACGCAACTCCATCTGTTGCAAGTATCGGAAAAACACTTATTTTGTGATAAAGCATTGTTCCGGTAAATTCCTGTAATTTCAGTTTAAATAAATTTATATTCATAAAATTAGACCTTTCTGTTGTTTTTTAACCAATAGAAAACATTACAAAAATTTGGAACAACAAAGGGAACGGAAAACCGAACCCCTTGCTATCCCACGACACTTTAACAAATGGTAGTTGTTAATATTAACTAATGTAGGTTATGATTTAACTCTTGTTAAAATATTAACCGGTTAATATTAAATACTATATAATATTATTAATAATATATAATATTAGTTAATGAATATATTAAGTAGTTAAAGATAAATAGTATTTAATATCAGATATAATATTAACTACTATTTAAAGTACAAGTATCAATTTTTCAACAATTCTTGCTGATTTATTGCTAAAACTTATTTTTTCGTTTTATTTTCTATCATTCAATTGTTACAAGCTTTTTAGCTTATTCTTGCTCTTTTTTATTCAACTCAAAAATTGCGGAATACAATAGAGTAAATTCATTCACCCTATTTTGTCCGCAAGTATTTGCAATAATTGAAAAGAAAAGATGTTGGTTAGACAAGGGCGCGCAAGCGCATATTATCTATCACCAAAGGGCATTCGTTAAAGCAAAAAAGAAAGCGACCTAAGCCACTTTCTTTTCCACTTTAGAATCAGCTTTACGGAGCTGTTCCATAATCTTTTCGTTGAGTTCTTTAAGACATCTGTCTGCTACGTCTAGGTATTCAACAGGCTTTTTGTATTGTGCTTCAAACTCATCGTAAGCGCGTTTTTCAATTAAGTCGCCCATTGGCTCTATTTCAAGCGAGTTCTTTTTCAAGCTTCTTTCGATAGCTTTGATGTAGCGTTCAAACGTAATTTTTTGACGATTGAATTTGTAAGCGATTACGGAATGATTGTAATCAGCGTTACCGATTTGGTATTCGAGCAAATACCCTTCTTTTTTGAACCAATAGAGAACACCTTGCCAAGAGTAAATCTTTTGTGATGTTTCAAATAAACATCCTGTTCCATCTTTGCCAAAATACTGTTCTGCAAAAAGTCTGCCGTAAACATACGAAAACAAGTTAAATTCTCTTGAGTTTGCCATAATTAAATCCTTTCTACGCAGTAGCGTGTCTTTTCTGTTCACACCCTTAACTACGATGCACAGATTACAAATAGCGTGAGCGTTTTTTGACAAAATAGTACAAATCTTGTTACGGTTCTTAACAACGCTAAAACTTAACATACAGATTTGTTGTTAGGAACTGTAACAAATTTTTCATTTCAGTACGATTTTGACAAAAAATTTGTAATTTGTGCTTTAATAGGGGAGAACAGAAAAGACTAGCTACGGAGTATGGATTTAAAGATTGCAAACGAAAGGGATTTAACTTTCGAGTATGAGAAGAAAGACTTTTTGCAAGATCATATTTTGGCAGTTTTATATCATTTAAAATATTAACAAAGGATTGACAAAAAGGGGTTAATCGTAAATAATATGAGTAGGGGAAAGTTCCCAACAAATCGGCTAAAATCTTGTTGAGAACTTTACTTAGTACCCTATGAGATTAAAGCTAAAATTAGCTTAAGCAACTGTTTCAGCTTTCATAGTTTCCATCTCCTTTCCTGACCAAGTCCACTTAGTATTCGTGTGTCAGAAGCAGGTGTTTGGCACTACCCTATAAAGCAAATACGCTTTACAATGGGATTATATCATTAACAAATGGTGATTATTATTGGCAATGCTCTTTTTAAGGCATGTCAATTTTATCTTTTTAACCACCATCAACTATTCACCCCACCGGCTTGTAGTAAAAACTTCCAAGCGGAATTTACAGACACTTACAATTTAACAAGGCTTGATTTAAAAAATTGCAGGGGGGGTGTACCCCCCTGCTTCAACTTTCTCTAAATATAGAAAATACATACCCATATTTCTCGGGTAGAAAAAAGGGCATTAAAAAGCTCCCTCTAAAAAGAGAGAGCTAAAGAGCCTAAAATGAAATTCAACTTATACTTGTATTATACAATATTCCGAGGTCGTTTAAGGTCAAGAATGACAGCTTGTAAAACTATTTTTACATAGTGTCAAAATAGTCCCACTTTTTTAGAGAAATAAGCGATAATATAAGAGTAGTTGATACGCACATTTGAAGTAGTTTTACATTTTGTGTAAAGGTTTACCCCAGGGATGGATGAAAAGAAGTTGACGTATCGTAACCTACGGGGATTATTGTATATGTTTACCCATTGTAATAGAAAATTCAAATCGGAAGAGATTTGGTTTTTAAAAGATAATAAAAATTTTAGAAAAAGAAAATTTTACCTTGCGACTTGCCCTATCTGCAAAAAAGGATTGGCAAAACTTGTAGAAACAAGAAAATCTGACGGTAAAATTTTTAGCGAAATTATGAGTGGTAAAAAGTTAGAAAATTTTACCCAACGCTTTATCAAAGAAGTGAATTACACAGATAAATCACTTCCAAATTTTAAGAACTCACTTTTTGGATTTTGTTATGGCGAAAATCACGAGATACACAATTCTAAAGGTGAAGTTGTAGAAATAAGACAAAAAAGTTGCGACTTTTTTGGTAACAAAGAATTAATTTTCTCATTAAAAATAAAAACTCCTACTCCTTAATATGTTGTGATGTGTTGATTGTTGGTGGCTTTATCCCTTAGCCACCATTTCTTTTTATTTAGGAATTCAGATATGGCAAAAGAAAATAAACCAATAGTTAAACGTAAACCAAATTCAAAAGATTGGGCGAAAATTAGAGCAATGTATTTGCGTGGTGAATCATTAGACTTTGTAATGGAGCATATTCCCGAACTTGATATTAAGCGTTCTTCTATTTCTGAAAAAATGAGTAGAGAAGGTATCAACCGTAAAAAGAAAAAGATTGAGGAAAAAGTTACCGAAAAACTTTGTGCAAGAGTTGAGGAAGAGAAGGTTGCCGCTAACGAGCGACACATTCAACTTTTTAATGAATCTTTAGATGTGATACAGACTTTGTTGGAACAATACAAAGATGAATTAACGGAAGGTAAAGCAAAACCCAGAGCATCTGCATATAATATGGATTTAATTATGTCCGGCATTTCAAAAGCACAAAGAGGTTTGCGTGTTGCACTTGGTATGGATGAAGACGGTAATATCAAACTCGACCAACCGGAAGTTTTGGTTATTGAAGGTATGAGCGAAAAAAATATTTAGTTATGGAACATATTGTTGATAAATTTAAAAAGCCTAAAAAGCTTTCGGAAGAACAGAAAGACGAGATTGCAAAAAGAATTGTCAGCGATTTTAATACATACAATGATGCAAGACAGAGTAATTTAACTAAGGCTAACGAACTAATAGCAGAAGTATTTTTCAAAAAAGATTTATCAAAAGAAAATGACAAAAACAAAAAATGGAAAGCTAAAGTTAAGATGTGTAAGCTTTTCATGTTTTATCAGACTTTCAAAGCTTTTATTTGGAAAAACACTTACTCGGGCATAAATTCAATGTTTGATGTTTCGGGTGAATCCTTGGAATCGGATAACAATTCTAATAAGCAAAAAGCAATGCTTGTAGATATTCTTGAAAAAATGGATTATTCTCAAATTTGTGATTTGGTTATTGATAATTCTCTTTTGTATGGTGAATTACTTGCTTTTTGTACTTGGCGCACTAAAAAAGAGGAATACAGAAGACCTATCAACTTTTTTGAGGTGTTGTTCAAAAATGATGTAAAAAATCTTCCTAAAATTATGGAAGCTAAAGCGAAAGGACAAAATTTCTATATTGATGAGCGTACTGTATACGACAACCCTTTTATCGTTCCCATTAATCCGGCAGATTTTGTTTTTGATGTTACACAATCAAACGACTTTGATAATTGCCCGAAAATCAATAGAAGTTGGCGCACTCCTAACGATATAATCAATAATGAGTGTTATGAAATTTCTGCAGATGTTGCAAGGGATTTAAGAAATATGATTTCAAAATCGCCTGATACATCGGATTTGGTCGACCAATCTAAGGAAGCATTGATTAATAAACACAAAAACGGTTCTACTGTTGAAGTGTTGGAATATTGGGGTGATTTCACATTACCTAGCGGTGAAGTTTTAAAGAATTGGCATGCAGTTGTTGTGGGCGGTAAGTATCTTGTAAGATTTGAGAAAAATATTTTTGTTATTAATCCGTTTATATTTGGAACATTTTTACAAGACCCCGACACTAAACGTGGAATAAGTCCGTTGTATTCAATAATGGACTTGGCACATGTTCAAGAAAACTTACTGAATAAAACTGTTGATATGCAGGCTTTGACAGAAAATCCACCTCTTTTGTGTCCTAAAGATTTTTTTGACGATGATGATGTTGAACTATATCCCGGAAAGATAATTACTTATGACCCTCAACTTTATACTTCAAGTAGTATTCAGCCGATGAGTTTTCAGAGCAATATTTTTGTTAATGACATTAGTTTTTTATCTGACCTTATGAGTGAAATATCGGGAATATTCCCTAATATGATGGGGGCAGAAGAATCGGGTAGCAGAACTGCAACTGAAATTAATGTAAAAACACAGGGACAAACTACAAGGCTATCAATGGTTTTAGATGTGATAAACCAATATTTTATTATTCCAACAATCAAAAAGGTTGCAAAACTTTGTGCGAATTTTAAATTTGGTTCAGAAAATATTTTCTTGAATAAGGATAATAATCCCGAGAATGTTGTTATTACGGATGAGATAAGACAAGGCGAATATCGGTATACTTATTCAGATAGAAATACTATGACCGAAAGATTTAGTTTTGCGGATATGGTAATTCTTGCGGTCGAAAGATTTTCTAATCACATTCCTTTGAATATTCAATCTATTTTTGTTTGGTATATGGAACAAAAAGGTGTTGAAAATCCCGAAAGATTTTTGCAACCAATGAAGGAAATCCCAATGGAAGTTCAACAAGTTTTGCTACAAAATCCTGCTATTCAAAAAATGATACAGAATGCGGAAACCGAAAAAACTAAGCAAAAGAATTCTGCTCCCGAACCTGTTGAAATTCCGAGAGGTAGTGCTGAAAGTAAAATGCAGATTTATGAATAAAGATATTTTAACGGAAAAGAACGATTTAATTTCTACGGAAGATTATTCCAAGATTAAATCTTATCAGCTTGAAAATATTTTAAAACTTTCAAATAGCGAAATTAATCCTTTAATTCTTCAAGGAATGTTGAAGGTTATAGCTGATACTGATAAATGGAAAAGTGATTTTGTTAATGCAAAGAAAAGGAATTAATATATGTTAGATAATGAAAACGATTTAGATTCACAAATCCAAGAAATTTTTGATAATGAAGATTCTGCAGTTGAAGAAAATCCTGATGAACAAGTGGAAGATTCTGAAACTAAAGAAACTGAAACAAAAGAAGAAATTGACTGCCCCAGTGAATTTTTGAAAGAGGACGGAAGTGTTGATGTTAGTAATTTGCTAAAATCATACAACGAAATTGTACCTTTGGTTGCTCAAAAATCTGACTGGGAAAAAGAAAAAGCAGAACTTGAAAAACAGGTTAATTTTGCAAGAAATCTGCAAAACCAACAATTAGAACAAGTACAATCCGAAGGCTATCAAGACACAGATGATATGCGACTTGTGAGAGAAGTTGCAAAGGCACAAGCTAGAGAATATGAAAAATATTTGTACACAGTAGCAGAGCCGGAGCGTATCCAAGGAATGTTGGCTCTCTATGCACAAAACCCTAATCCCGAGTTGCTTGCACGTATAGAGGAAGAATTTGGAGTTGATGTTGTTAAGCGTGCAACAATTTTTGCAGAAAGATATAAAACCCAAGTTCAAGAAAAACTTAATCTTGAAAAATATGAACAATACAGACAGGAAGCGCAAAATTTTGTAAGTAAATCAATTAATGATTATCCCGATTGGTTTAAAATTCCCGAGTTTGTAGATTTCTTCAAAGATGCTTTGACTGTTAAAGGTGATGCTTTTGAAACCTCACAATTAGTACAGCATTTGCAAAAACTCAAAGATTATTTTCACAAGGAATTTGAGGAAGAACAAAAGCTCAATTCCGAAAACGAAAAAGACAAAAACATTTTAAAAAAGCTAAGTCCTAATAATAATTCTCAAAATTTAGTAAATAAAAAATATGAGGATTATACTCCTGAAGAGTTGGACAAAGCAATCGAAGCCTTAATTTAGATAGGAGAAATAATATATGTCTGATGAACAATTAATGATAACCACCTTTACAAAGGCTTACAACAAGTATATTTATAATGAAATGGTTATTGGACAACTTGCGCATACCGAGTTGAAAGACAAAGTAAAAACAGGTATCGAAGTTGATGTTACTATGCCTGCAATGGTTAATTTGTTTGATTATACAGGTGGTGATTTGAGTGATGCCGAACTTACAACGACTACGACCGCAAAAGTTAAAATTGATAAAGGTAAAGCATTTCACTTTGAAGTCAATGAAGTTGATAAACAACGAATTGACAATGCTCCCGATTTGAAACAAAAAGTTGACCTTGCAAAAGAATATTCTTCTGATGCAATTAAACAATTTGCATCTGCAATTGATGTTGCATACGGAAATCTTTATACCCGAGCAGGTCATTATTTATCAGGTTCAAGCAATTCTTCAATAAAACTGGATGCCGATTATGCAAAAGAAATTCTAGCTTATATGCAAGCTGAATTTAAGCGTGGCGATAGAAAAGGTCATACAAATTGGATTGACGGGCAAATGGTTGCAATCGTTCCACCTGAATATCAATTCTATTTGGGTAAACTTGAAGATTTGCGATATGTTGAATCAGGTCATCAAAAAATGGCAAAAGGATATATCGGTAAACTTTCGGGTTGGGAAATTGTTGTTTCAAACAACGTAGCTTCTGTAACAGAAAGTGATGGTTCAATAACCTATTATCCTTTATTTGGTATCAAAGGAAAAACTTTAGCCGGTGGTATTTCTAAAAATCTGAATATGAAAAACTATATGCCGGAAAAGAATTTTAATACCCGATACAAAGGTTATGGTTTATACGGTGTCGGCGCACCTAGAGCAGATTACTTAGGCACAGTTAAAATCACAGCTCCTTTGATGTTATCAACAAGAGAAGTTGCTTAATTTTAGAAAGGTGAATAATGGCAAGAGATGAAATAAATATACAAACCCCAATAATGGATAGAACAGAATCTATCGGATTAAAAACAGTTACGGCAAAGTCCGTAACTGTTGCAAACGGAATTGTTCTCAAAAAAGCTATGGCTTGCATGAATAACACTCTGTTTATTCTTATCAGCAATACTGCATCTTCTGATTCAACTGTTACATTCAAAAAAGGTGAAAGTTTTCCAAATTCAATGCTTGGCGATTTGTCGATTTCAGTTGCAAAATCAGCAACTACAATTTTTCAAATACAAGACCCTTCAAGATTTGTTGATAAAAATGGCGATATCAACATTGATTTTGGTTCAGAATTTACAGGAACTATTTATGCAGTCGGTAAAAAAGCAAGTCTTGGTTAGGAGCAAAAATGATTGAAATTAAATTTATTCCAACAGGTAATATTTTTTCTTTGCCTGATAGTGAAGCAATAAGAATTGTTAGTGAAGACAGAGGCAACTACAAAGTCCTTAAAGGTAAAGTGCCGGAAGTAAAACAACAAAAAGAAAAGAAATCGGTACAAGAATTGGTAGTTGTTGAAGAAAAAACAAAAACTTCACAGGCAAAAGCAAAAGAAAATAAAAAACAGGATAAAACTGAATGACATTAACTTTTCTTGAAATATACAATGACGTTGCAGGGCAAGCTTGGTCTATGTATGATGGTGATGCCGAAAGCGTTGATGAGATGGAAAGCGCACTAAAATCATCAATCAACAAAGCTTTGTCTGAAATTTGGTGTTCTTATCCCTTCCCTTTTAGAATAAAAACTCATATTATTACTACAAGAGAAGGTATTAACGAATACACAACTCCTAACGGAAATATTTTAAAGAAAACCGTTTCTAACAAACAAGTTTATTCAATTAGAATCGGAAACAGTTATTTAGAATATCTTGATAATTATGAAACACTTGAAGAAAAATCCGGTAAACCAACCGGATTTTTTGTTTCAAATGAAAATATTTATCTTTACCCAATTCCCAATGAAAGCTATATCGTAACTATTGAATACTTAACTCTAGCGATTGGTGAGGATGATTTTGGCACAGCAATTTTTTCTTTAAAAAACAATGATGATGCAATTAATATTCCCGAAAAATATGAAAATATTTTTAAAAATGCTCTTATAACAAAATCAATGCTTTATGCAATTGCATCTGAAACAGATGAAAACTACTCGGGGTACAAGGAACAATATGAGAGAGCATACAAAATTTTGCTTGATTATACATCGGGATTGAACAAAGAAAGAAAAGTGTTTTGGTAATTCATAAAGTTTTAAAACTAAAGTTCACTTATTAGTTGTACTTATATATTTTGTTAATATTATTAAATTGTACGATTGAAATAATAAATATAGTGTCGTATAATTATAATAAGTAATGTCGTATTTTTATAAAATATAAAGGTGCAAAAATGACGGTAGCAAACATTTTAGAAAAAAGAATACAATATCGTATAAAAAAATCTGTTAGTTCAGTTTTTATGCTACCTGATTTTTTGGACTTATCTGATAGGGACCAAGTAATGCGAGCATTGAGAAAACTTATAAAAAAGGGGTTAATTTTAAAAGTCGGTCAAGGTGTTTATGTAAAAGCAATAAAATCTCTAATATCAGAAGATTATATTCCTGCAATATCTTTGTCGGATATAGGGAAAGCTGTTGCTAAAAAATTAAAAATTAAAGTTATTCCAAACCGGTTTGAATTGTGGTACAATCAAGGCATATCAACACAAGTTCCGACTGGGTTTGTGATATCTGTATTAGGACAAATTAATAGAAAAATAGGATTTAATGGTGTTTATATAAAATATGAAACAGTCAGAAACAAAGAAAAATATTATAGATATAATTAATAACAACTGTTAAAATTTTAGTTTTCTTATTTGTTTTAAATATTTTTGTTTTAAATTTCGAGGATTTTCAAAAAACAAACTTTCAGATTTTGTTAAACCACAACCGCAATCAAGTTTGTTTTCAAGTAAACATAAAGTACAAATAAAATCAGCAACTTGGAATAATCTATATTTATAAGGTGAAACAGTACGATAATCAAATTTATCGTGAAACCAAGACGTAAATACTGAAACCAAAATACTTGCTAATTGGATTTGTCCATTGTCATAATAAATGATAATATTGTCAAATTGTTGGAAATATTCTAAGTTATCTTTTAGAAACATTGAAAGTTCTTTAGATATACTTTTGTTGATATCCATAGTATTCTTATGCTTTTTATCAATAATTATATTCTTATATTTTATTCCTACTTTTCTCGTAAAATGGAAAAATGTATCAAAAATTTTAAGTCTATCATCTTTGGATAAAAGCCCATAAATATCTTCCCTTCTAATTAATGGAGCTGTATGAATAGCATCTAATTTAAAATTATGATTACTTAAATATAAATCTAAGTTTTTAACAACATTATTAATAGAATTATCCTGTTCATGAATGACAAGTGTGACTATGTAATAAGGTGAAGTATGACGATATTCTCCAAAATCACCTGATTCATCCACAAAAATGCTTAATTCCTTCACCTATCCTCCAATAATTAAAATGGCGAGGAGTACCCTCGCCTACGGTGGACCCAGAGCGTTCGCCCAGCCCATTTATATTATACACTGTTTTAAAACAAATTTCAATCCCATGTAAAAAATGGCGAGGATTCCCCGCCTCAGACAGACCATGTATTTCAGAGAATACCCTAGTCCGTCTACATTATTACAAACATTTTTATCAAATACAAGTCCTTTATTTAGAAAGCGGTCATGGTAACAAAAATTTCATCATTAAAATGTAATAGATTTGGCGGAATTAGACGTATTAATGCAACTTTTGCAAGTGAATTAATTTCTGCATCAGATTTACAAAATGTAGAATTATTTAATACTGGTATTAATAGCGGTGTCGGAATTAGAACCGCAAAAGGTAATATTTCTGTTTGCGATTTAATTCCAAAAGATGAACGTATAATAAATATATTTGAAAGTGTACAGAAAAATACTACTTACTTTTTCGTGCATACTGAAAATTCAATTGTCAGTAAAATCTATTTGTATGATACTGTTGCAAATACAATTACTACAAAAGTTTCAGATTTGTCTTTAACAGGAAATTCTTGCGGATTGGATATTGCACAAGGTTGGTCTGATTTGTTTGTATTTTCTAATGGTGAAAACCTTTTGAGTATTGAAATAGGTGCAACAGAAGAAATCAAAGAAATGAAACTTCTTGATAAAGAAGACAGGCTTGTAAAAGGCTTAGGACTTGTTAATTATGACAACAGACTTTGGATTTTTAGCGGTAACATTCTTTGGTATTCTGTTCAAGAAAACATATATGATTTTCACACTTCTGATGCGCAGATTTCAACATCTTCGGGTTTTATTGAATACGTAAAAAATATTACGGCGATTATTCCATATTTAGGAAGTTTGGCAATATTCTTTAAAAACAGCTCTATCCTTTTGTCGGGCGAATATCCTTATACACAATCTGACGAAAGCCCCGGTGGTTGTGCAAGTTATAACGCATTAGTTTTTCATGGTACAGAACTTTATTTCTATGACGATACTAAAAAAGGTGTATTTTCTTTTAATCAAGTCGTTACTGGTGATAAAACCTTGGGCGATAATATTGCACTTGATATCCAAGAAGAACTTTGTTTTATTGACCCTGCTAGAGTAAATGAAATTCGCTCTTTATCAATAGTTTTGTCTGATAGGAATGAAATTTGGTTTTTAATACCGACTACCGAGCCGGAAGTCAAAACGATAATGATATTTGACTATATTCATAAAGAATGGGTTAAGCGCAAATGTCCTGATGTTACTTGTTTTTGTATTATCAATAATACACTTTATTCGGGCGGCGAAAACGGTAATATTTATGAAGAATACAAAACCGATACTTTTAACGGTGAATTTATCCGTAGTTTCTATAAATGTACCCCTCTAAACTTAGGTGTTGATAATACTTTAAAGATTTTGTATTTTCCACCGAGAGTTACAATTGATATGACTTATTCAAGTGATTTTTGGATAAGATATATCAAAAACTATGACACATTCAAAGCACCAAAAGTAAAGCAAATTAAGACAAAGACAATGAAAAATGCCTTGTATTATGATGTCGGACATTGGGATAATACTTATTTCCCACTAAAAGAACTTAATTCAATTTACAAATTACCTTCTGCAACTTTTAAAACTTTAGAAATCCAACTTTATACTTATGCGAAAGGTGAAGGTTTTTGTATAAAAAATATTGAATTTAGTAAAATCAAGGTTAAACAGATATGATACGAGTTCTTATTCCTAAAGACAAAAATTTCAATTATTCTGAATGCAGAAAACTTTTTGAAAAAAATCAAGCATTATTAGAAGATTTCTTTGATTTTGATACGGTTATAAAAAACACTTTTTTCTATTCTTTTTTAAAGAACGGTAAACATATCGGTTGTATTTATTTCTATGAAATTGATGGAAAATTGTATGTTAATGCGGTTGCATATAGAAAAGCACATTTAATTAATATGGAATGTTTTAAGTTATCACTTAGTTGGTGGAATTGTGATATTTATGCAAGAACGCATCACAAAACCGCTATTTATACAATTTTGAAATGTGGATTTAAAAAAGTTGGTGCTGATTTATATAAATTTGAAAAAATATAGAAAGTGAAGTGAAAAAAAGCAGGCACGCTAAGCAGGTAATGACCTCGTAGTTTGAATATATATTTGTAGTCTAAATAGTCATTGCTGTTGAATATCAATACAAGCTAGAAAGTGAAGTAAAAAAAACAGGCACGCTAAACAGGTAATGACCTAGTAGTAGAAATATAGGTTGGTCGTTTCAAATGTCATTACCGTTGAAGAATAATACAAGCTAGAAAGTGAAGTGAAAAATATGGGCGGTGGTTCAAGTTCTAAATCGAGTTCAAGTTCAAAGACAACGTATAGCAAAACAACTACAAGTAATCCGTATGTAACTTCTGTTACAGATAATAACGGAACAACTACAAGTTTAAAAGAAGGTACGGCTTACAAAAGTATCTATGATTATCTGAACAAAAATATGAATTCTTTGCTTGAAGAATACAGAAATCCTAGTATTAATTCCCCGACAAGCCAAGCTTTGTTGCAGAATTATACCAAAACTTTGGATGATGAGAGTAAAAAATCTTTAGAGAATAGTATTATTAATCCGTTGGCACAAAGGAATATGCTACGTTCAAGTGCGGCGACTAACCTTTATTCGGATTTGTCTAAAAATATTTCGGATAATATTTCTAATTATACGGCACAATTACTTGCAAATAGCCAACGAAATACAGGTGATATGATAACTTTGCTTACAAATGCTTATTTACAAGGTCAAAATGCTGTTAATGGTAATCAAGCATTATCTTTATCAACAAGTAGCGGAAATGCTACAACGGAAGGCACAGGCAGTTCAAAATCTTATTCTTATGGTATGTAGTTATGGATAACGGAAACGAATTAGTTAGAGCAATTATTGATAAAAAGATTAGAGAATCATTGTTGGCGCAACAAAAACAACATTCTGATTCTAGTATTATTGATAAAATTCAAAATCTTGGTAATCGTGCCGGAGAAGTTGGTGAAGGAATGTCTGCCGTTGGTGAATATTTGGCAAACAACACTTCTCTTGGTAGTTTGGGTGCGAAAAGTCAAGCAATTGGTGGTGCTTTGCAAAAAGGCGCAGGAGCAATCAGTAGTATCGGAAGTGTCGGCAATGCAATTGGAAGCGGAGCAACAGCCGGAGTTACTGCAGGTGCGAGTGCAACGGGGGGAGCAACTGCGACAAGTTCTGCAATGGGTGGTGCAATGAGTAATCCTGTAACAGCTTTAATTGCTTTAGGGATTATGGCATTAAACGGTTCTAATAGACATAGAGCAGAGAAAACAGGACAACAAGCCGAACAACTTGCAAATAATCAAATAGATATAGCCAAAAACAATTTAAGCCAAGTGCCACAAAATTCAATTGGTGCTACTGATATTGTTTCCGCTCCGATTCCTCAAAACGCAAGTTCAGATGATATTAAAAAATCTGCTTTTGGTGGCATTGCAAGCGGATTAGATGATTTTCTAAGCGGATATAAAGAGAATAAAACACAGAATTTTGATTGGAATAATTTAAAATCTGATAACACAAAAAGCCTTATGAACCGTTTAGGCGAAGGTGTCGGAACAGTTGCAAAAGTTTCTCAAAATCCTATTGTGCAAGGTGTTATTGCAGGCGGTCTGTCGGGATTGTTTTCGGGCGACCCTTTGTATGGTTTGAGTTCTGCGTACAAATACGCTAACGGTAAATACAAAGCAAATTTATACAAAGATATTTTGGCTCAACAAGGTTTAGATGTCGGTAACAACAACGGAATTATTGATGCTGATGATTTATCTAAAATTCTAACTTCAAGAAAATATCAGAAAGATTATATGTCTAGGGGTGAATACGATAAATTTAGGCTTGATAACGGACAATTAACTGTTGATGAATACAACGCATTAATCAGTAATCCTGATTACAAGTCTGATGAGATTTTGAATATAACAGGCTTGGGACAAATTTCAAAAGCAGGAAAGTATGCGCAAGATAATAAAAACTCACGCAGTCAAAATTATTGGCGCAATAAAAATGAGGGTAAAAATGTTATCAAGGTTGAATACGGTGAAAAACCCGATACGCATAATTACACTCACGTTACTTACGGTAATAAGCCGGAAAGTAAAAATACAACGTATGTTAAGTATGAAAATAAACCGCAGTATTCAAATTACAAACCTAAAACAATTCCTCAAAAACCTCAAAGTTCTGAAAGAGTAAAAGTAATTTCTAAGGATAATAAAATCGGTACTATACCAAAAAGCCAATTAACGGATGCTTTAAAACAAGGATATAGATTATATAAAAATGGTAAAAAATAATTTAGATTTTATTGAAGAAAACAGTATTGATTTTCAAGAGGAAACTGAACCTTCTAATATTGACTTTCAAGCAGAAGAAAAGACTCCTGTTTTAAAAGGTAGAGTTGAATTTAATTCACCATATCAAAATATTCAGAATGATAAATCTTTAACGACGGAAGAAAAAGTCAATAAGATTAAAAGTATTAGCGATTCTGAAAATAAACGAATAGATAAAGAACACCGTATCAAAATGGCAAAATTGTATGGTGGAGCAGGATTGGAAATCGGAAGTTCTGCTATTCCTGTCGGTGGAGTTGCGAAAGTCGGAAGTAGCGTAGCTTTAAAACTTGCAAAACCGACTTTCTCACAGATATCTAAAAAAGTTATTGCTAAAAATATCGGAAGTGGTATCGCATCAGGTGCTACAAGCGGAGCAATGTTCGGCTTAGGTGAAGGTATGATGCAAGACCACGATATTAAAGATATTGCTATTGATAGCTTAAATGGCACAAAAGACGGTGCTTTAGGTGGTGCAATATTAGGTGGAGTTGCAGGAAAAATTGCTACAAAATTTGGCAGAACAAAAGATGTTATCGAAAAATCAAAATCAAGATTAAAACCGTCTGCAAGCGAAATTGAAGATACCGTTAGAGATTTGATTCTTAAAAGACGTTCTAATATTGATGTTGCAAAATTTGATGCGGTACAGAAAATTAATAAACTTATTGCTGATATTGATAATTTTTCTAAAGAATTAAAACTCAATCCTAAAAATGTAAGAGAAGTTTTAACATTTCTAAGAGAAAATCAAGGTTTACCAACAAAGAATTTGCACAGAAAAGATTTAGTAGAACTTTTTAATAACCTTGATTTTAACCAAAGAATTAAACTAAAAGAAATGGCACAAAACCATTTTAACGACATGGAAGTTTTTTGGAATAATTTATCAAAAATAAAAGGTACAAAAAGTTCAGTTGATCCGTTTACATACATTACTCACATTTGGAATTTAGATGATAACGCTAAAATTGCAATTGAAAATTATTTAAGAACAAAATCGGGATTTGAAAAAAGAAGAATAATCCCAACTTACAAAGAAGGGATTGAAAAAGGTTTATACATCCCTGTCGAAGATGGATTTTATAAACACATAAATCTAAATCCAAGAACTTTAGATTTTGCAGAAATTCAAAAAATCCATGCAGACCAATTGATAGAATCTGCAGAAAATACAAAATTCTTAGATGAAATAAAAAATCTTTTAAAATCAAACCCCGAACACAAAAAACTTATTTACGACCTTTCTGATATTGTTTTAAATTCAAATAAACAAGAAAAAAGAGTTGAAAATTTTGCTCAAAAACTATTGCGAAAAACCGGCACAGCCTACGATACTGTTAATAATTTTGCGAAAGGTTGTAAATTTTTATTCAATGGAATGCACGCTGTCGCTTTAACAGAAAGTGCATCAGCACACGAAGGAATCTTACCGTTTAAAACACTAAAAACATTAGGTAATCTACCTAAAATTATTGATGGAATAAAAAACAATAATTACGAACTTTTTAAAAACACTCCGCTTGCAAAACAAGCAATTGCAGACGGTGTTCAGTTTGGTGCTATTAGTGATATTAATATAAAAGAACTGAATACTTTTATTGACGGAATTTCTAATCTTGTAAATAAAATTACTTTTGGAACAGGCAAAATTCTTACAACTCCTTTAAAAAAGTATGTAGAATTAAACAATAAATTCTTGTGGAATTATTTACATAATACTTACAAACTACAAGCGTATGACACGTTGATAAAACGTGCATCAAAAAACGGAAAAATCCAACTATCAGATAATGTTAGAAAAGACATCGGACAACTTGTAAATGACACGTTTGGCGGACAAAATTGGGAAACTTTGAATATAAAGCCATCAAGTGTTCAGACCGCTAGAAGGTTAATGCTTTCGCCTGATTGGAATATGTCTGCGACTTTAAGACAATCACTTGCAATATTTTCTTCTAAATCAGGGCAAAAGTTTTTAAACGAGTTTGCAAAATCTTCTAAGTTTGGGAAAAGTGTAAGAGAATTATCAAGAAAAATTGGTCTTTCTTCTTTCACTAATGATGTTGAAGGTGCGGGTGTAAGAGGGAAATTAGCACGTCAATATTTTATGACATTCCTTATTCAGACTGCTATTTATTCAAATCTGATTAATGCTTGTGCTAGAAAAATTGATTCAGTTAATAATCCCGAAAAATATTCTGACGGCATCAATTATTCTTCATATAACAACAATCGTTTTACCGAACGTGATAAAGTCGGTAAAAAAGTTGTAGAAACATTATTCCCTCGACCATATATTACCAATGACAATAAAGGTAGAGAAATTTATGCAAGAATAGGGAAACAAGCACTTGAAGTGCCTGAAATAGTGGAAGATATGCCAAACAGTGCGATTCGGAAATTGGCAAGTAAATCGGCTCCGCTCATAAATCCTGTTGTTACAAAATTGTCGGATGAATATACAAATAATTGGAATAAAGCAGATATAAAAGAAAGGTACAAAGACACTTTCACATCTTTCACAGTATCAAGCAGTAAGAAAGGTTTTCACCCGATAAACATGTTTTATTCGACCTCAAAAGGTTTGAATTACTATCAAGCGTATTCATACATCAAAGAAAAATTTTTGGATGGTGATATGGATGCAATTGAAAAATTTAAACCAAAACTCAAAGCCAATAATATTGACTACAAAAAATTAATGAAACGAATTGAATGGGAAGTAAGGAATGGGAATTATGACCTTGAAATAGGTAAATACGAAAAAAGCGAGGGATTCCCTCGCCATCGGTAGGACCAAAAGCTTTCGCCCAGCCCTAATGGTATTATACAGTATTGTTTAAATTTTTCAACTCCAATAATGAAAGGACATTTATGACTATCGAAGAAATTGAATATGGAAGTTTAGCAAGTTCGACTTTATTAAACAAAAATTTTAAAGATTTGCAAGACCAAATAACGGCTTTGACTTTGAGAATTGCGGCGAATGCTACAAATATATCTACAAATACTAAAGCTATTGCATCTTTAGCTGATAGATTAAGCGAAGTTGAGGGAACATAATGGACTATATTACTATTATTCAAGGTGATGATACAAACTTTTTAGGCGACCAATTTCTTGTTGTAAATTTTGAAACAGAAATTGATTTAAGCGGTTTTACTGCAAATTTTATTCTCGGTGATGTTACTATGACTTATGGTGATTTGAGCGGTAAAACTTTTGAAATCGTATTAAGCAATGAAATCACCTCTAATTTGAAAATCGGTAAACAATACGGTGAATTAAAACTGATTGACACAAATAATCGAATCAGAACAATAACATCTATTATTCCATTTATTGTTAAAAAAGGTGTTAATGAAGATATTTCTTTTGTTAATAGTTCGCTTAGTGTTTCAATGAATGTAAATGATACAACGATTAATATTTTTGTTGAAACATCAGGTATTTCAAGAACAGAAGCAAGTAGAGTTTTGCAAGCTTGTAATGATGCAAAACAAGCTACTCAAAACTACTCAAATACTGCGCAAAATACGCTAATTCAAATGAATAGTGATATTGCAGAATTTTATAAAAACACATCCGATATATCTTCACTCGTAGATAAAGCCGAAGAATCCGCAAAACAAGCAATTGAAAAATCACAAGAGGTTAATGATGTTTTGTCTTCAAGTGCAAAAAATGATTTTAGTAATCTTTCTGCGGTTGCATTGGATAAAATTAATCAGTTCAAGGCTCTTAAAACAGGTTCAATATCAACAGATAACGATATTTATACTGCTTTGTTATCAGAATTCCAAAATTCTACTTTATCGGGGGCTGATGTTATTGCAGAAAATTATACATTGTCTGCAAATTTAACTTTATCAGACGGTGTAACAGAAGGTTTAACAAGTACAACAGATTTTGTTTCTGTTCCGATTAATATTTCCGGCTATGAGCAAATTCCGTTTAAAATCCATCTTGAAGCAATAATAAAAAGTTTGGGGAATTCATATCTTTGTTATTCCAAACAAATGGCAATAGGTATTCAAATCCAGTATAACGGTGCGCTTTCTGTCTATATGTACGCAAATGACGGTAATACAAAAATGTTACAGACTGCAGGAATAGCACTTCAAGAAAACGACAAGTATGTTGTTGATGTCGGATATGATGAAATTAACGGACTTTACGGACAAGTTGTTTGTCAAGATAAAGTAGAAAAAGCAACCGAGAATATTGGTTCTGCTTGGCTTAGAAATACAATCGAAGAATTATATATCGGTAAAAATTCTTGGTCGGGTTCTTGTAGTGTAGAAGTTGATTTAGCACATTCATATATTGAACTCAACGGCAAAAAGACGAGATTACTCGCTCAAATTCCATACAAATTAAGCACAACAGGTGCAAAAATTGCGGATGTGGAATCACGAGAACTTGTACAAGAATTATTTGAGAATAAAGGTGTTGCAAGCTATTTTACTATTGATACAGAAAATCAAAATTTTACACTTCCAATGGGCGATATTTATGGAATGCTTGAAAAGAAATCAAATGTAGATTTAAGCAATTCTAAACCTTGTGATAATTTTATTGCTGAATTTTTAGAGAATTTTGCTCCTGATGCTACTCAAATATTAAAGATATCTACTACCCCTACATCTGCAAGTAGTGCCTATACAACACCTTGTGCCGGTTGGTATGTTTGTTCAGCTGATAGTTCTACAAAAAGATATCTGTACATTAACGGAGTTCAAACAGGATATTGTTTATCTTCATCTTCTCAATCAATTTCAGTATTTTTAGGTAAAGATACAAGCATTTATTGGTCGGGTAGTTTCAGCTCCGTATCTTCACAGACATTTATTCCGGCAAAAGGCGCAAAATATGTTAAATCAGTTAGTGATGATTTAGATGATATTTTAGGCTAAATTGTCGTATTTACCCCCATTTATCCCAAATGAAAGGACTTATATGAAAGAGATTGTTAGGTATGTTACGTTTGACGTAACACCAATTGTTTGTGTACGTGTTATTGAAAAAACTGATACAGAAAAAATTAAACAAGAAAAGAAAGATTATCCGTTTAAATTACACAATGACGTTCCTGTACATATTATTACTAATAAAAGGGCGTTTTCTTTTACGATTCCGAGCAAATATATTTGGAATGGTGCTGATATTCCACGTTTCTTTTGGCGATTGATTGGAAGTAAAACCGATAATGCTTTTTTGATGGCATCAATGGTTCATGATTATTTGTTAGACAACAAAAAAGATGTTTATACAAATGTTCTCAAATCTTCTATACCGATGAAGGAGTACAGAAGACTTACAAGTCTAGCTTTTCGGGAAGTTTTAAAGAACTCGGGCGAAAAAACTATCAAGGCTAATATTATGGCTTGGTGTGTGGATGTTTATCAAATGAATCACAGGAAAGAATGGAATGAATATTAGTTTAGAATTTTTGTTGGTTATTGTTATCAATGTTCTTTCAGCCGGACTTTTTATCGGTGGTTTGGCTACAAGTATTAAATTTATTGAAAAGCAAATAAAACGGTTGGAAGAGAAACAGGACAAACACAATAACTTAATTGAGCGAATGGTTAAAGTTGAAGAAAGCACAAAATCTGCTCACAAAAGGCTTGATACTATCGAAGGCAAAAAATGAAATATACCCTATTAGAGAAACAAAAAGAATTTTTTAATATTCCTCACAATAACTCTCTTGATGTAGTTATATATCAAGGGGGTTATGGTAGTGGAAAAACTTGGTGTGGTTCACTTTTAGGTTTAATGCTTGCAAGAAAATACCCCGGCTCTCGTGGTTTAGTTTGTGCAAAAGAATATGTTTTGGTGCGTGATACAACATTAGAATCGTATTTTTCACATCTTGAAAATATGGGATATGTTGCCGGAAAACATTATTCTTTTAATAAAATTGAAAAGAAAATGACACTTTCAAACGGTTCTGAAATTCTTTTTAAAGGTGTTGATAATCCCGAAAAAATCAAATCTTTGAACTTGCATTGGGCGGAAATTGAGGAAGCTTCGCAAATTTCTGATTCAGCATTTAAACAATTAATCGGACGTTTGAGAAACACGAATGTAAAACCATCTTGGGGTAATTTTCGTTACAGACTTTTCGGACATACAAACCCACAAGCTAACAAAGGTTGGATTTACAAAAGATTTGTTGAAAGCAAAAAAGAAAATTACCGCTTGGTTATTGCTCCGACTTCAAATAATATCTATCTGCCCGAGCATTACCTTGAAAGTATGAAAGAGGATTTTGACCCTGAATATTACAGAATAAATGTTTTGGGTGAATTTGGTAATTATTCAAGCGGTTTGGTTGTTAAAAACTTTACAGATGAAAATATTAAAACGCTTAGATATAACCCTAATTTGCCATTGCATTTAACTTGCGACTTCAATGTTGACCCAATGTGTTGGTGCTTGGCGCATAAAGATGATAAAAATATTTACTTTTTTGATGAATTGGTTATTGAAAATACAACTACTCAACATGCGATAGAAGAATTTTTGCGCAGATATCCGAATCACAAAGGTGATATTATTATAAATGGTGATGCAAGTGGTGATAACCGTTCCGCACAATCAGAATTTACAAACTATATGATAATCAAACGTGCACTAGAACAACATGGTTATGCTCCAAAATTTCAATTAAGAAATTTTAATCCGCCAATTTTAAGAAGAATACAGTCTTTTAATGCAAAAGTAAGAAATTCTAAAGGCGAAGTTTCATTATTCATTGATAAACGGTGTAAATGGCTATTGCACAATGTTTACAATTTATCTTTTAAAGAAGGCACATCTATTGTAGATGTGCCTTCTCTAAAGCAAATCAAAAACGACCACGACCTAAAATTTCTCGAGCATCCATTTGATGCGGCGAGTTACTTGGTTGAGTATTATTTCCCGATTAAATAAGGATTTTTAGAAAGGTTTTACATGAAAAGAATAATTATACATTGGACTGGTGGAACATATGCTCCAAACAGTTCTGATTTATTGCATTATCATTTTGTTGTCGGTGGTAGTGGTAAAGTTCATAACGGTAAATTTATTCCAAAAGACAACGAAAATTGTAATGATGGCAGATATGCTCAACATTGTGGTGGTGGAAACACAGGCTCTATTGGTATTTCTATGGCTTGTATGTTTGGCTTTAAAGACAATAAAAATATTGGCAATTATCCAATGACAAAAATACAATTTGAAACTTGTATGAAAAAAGTTGCACAACTTTCAAAAGAATACAATATCCCTATCAAAGAAGATTCTATTTTAACCCATTATGAATTCGGACAAACCCACCCCAAAACAACGTCCTACGGAAAAATAGATATTATATTCCTACCGCCTTATCCTCATGTTTTGACAAAAGATGTGGGGAATTTTATTAGGAATAAAATTCAATGGTATAGAAATAGGCTTTAAGCCTACAATTTTATAAAAATTTTTAAAGTTGTTATTATCTAAAATTCCTTTGTCAAACAATCTATACCACCCATTGCTGATAAGTATTGTTTTGTTGGAGCAAAATACACTTTATCAAAACCGACTACACTTTTAAAATAATTTTCCATGTATTTATCTAAAGTTTCATCACCAGATGTGTTCGTTATGTAATATTTATCTCCGGTTTTGGTAGATGTTCCACATACACCATTCATATAATTTATAGGATTTTCGACAGATTTAGCATCTAAGCCTTGGTCTTTGCCATCATCAATTTCTGTAAAACAAGGTATTTTTACAACATCATAGCCTTTTTCTTTCAATTCATTTTCTGCACTCGTTGATATTGTATCTGTTTTATTTTTCATTTCTTCAAGCTTACCTAATAGTTTAAGATATTCTTGTTTTTTATTCTGTAAAATTTCTTTTTGTTCAGGAGAAATATTTTTAGATTCTCTTTGGGTATCAATATCTTGTAATAATCTATTTAAAACTTCTATACCAGCCTTATAATCAGGAATTGCCATCTGTCCGTTATTTAGTGGACGGTAATACATATCTATATGAAAATCGAATTGAGGTATATATGTAACATTTTCCTCCTTAAGTCCAAGTTCTTTGGCGATTTGTTTTTTAGCTTTTTTGCGGTATTCATCTGCGCTATCTAAATTTAGAGCTTCTATATTTTCAATTGCTTCAACAGAACCATCTAAATCCATAGACATCATTGAAACCATTGTATATTTCAAAGATTCTTCACCTATTACAGCTCCCGGCTCACCATTTTTTGTGAGTGTATTTAAAACATTCCCACCTTCCAAATAAGTCTTACCTTTTATAGTATCGCTTTGTGACACAGCATGTGAATAATTTATAGCTCTTGGTTCTTCTTCTACGCTATTTTTTCCAATTGGGTTTCCTTGCATCCCTAGTGTGACATTTTTTCGTTTTGCAATAATTTCATTATCTTTATCTAGTTTTAACATACTAAAATCAGATTCACAATTTGGAATAAGTTGTTTCTTGTCTGCTCTTACAATACTTTGGTCTTCTGCCCAATGATTAGCCCCACTAATTTGTAAGAATTCTGCTTGAAATCCTTGCTCTTGTCCAACCTTATTCATAAATTCAATAAGCTCAGTATTTGAATTTGAATTAACAAATTGTATTTTGGATATATTTCGATTAATTCCCTCTGACCAGTTAGTTGTTCCATCTTGATTAGTGTTTTGTATTTTTATCAAGTTTTTGGGAGTTTTAGTTACAGTTCCGTTCTCATTTTCTATTGTATTCCAAGATGCAACATAATATTTGCCATCCGTCAAATTATTCAGAAAAGAATAATCAACAATGACTTTAATTACTTTTATTTCACCATTATTATAACAACTAGAAAGATAAGTAAAATTTGTGTATTGAGTTCTGTCATCAGCAGTATCTATTATTTGCGGAATTTTATTTCCTTCCAATTCTTCCAGTTCTTCATTCCTAATTTTATCAACCAATAATGCTAATTCTTCGTTTTCAAGAACATTATTGTTTTTAAATCTTTCGATTTGTGAATCTGCAAGTTTAATAAGTCTTTGTAATATGTTTAATTCTTCCTTATCAACTTTTCCATTAGAATTTTGGTCTACAAAACTAAAAACAGAATTTAATAAACTTTGAGAATTGTCGTTCTCTTTGTAAGAATTCCATTCTTTACCAACTTCAATGTTTAATTGTTTTATCTGATTGTTTTTGTTGTAGTAATTAAATTGCATTTTCACCATACCATCACTTACTACATGTATATCGGCAATTTTTTAGAAAACTTTAGGGTATTAAGAAAAATTGTTACAATTTTGTAATATTTAACAGAAATATCTCTACTTAATTCCCATTTTATGAAGAAGTTTTTTTAAATTATTTTCAAACTCTTTGTCGCTTTTTTTAAGATTTTGTTCATAATTTTTAGGTAAAGCATTTGACTTAAACTGTTGTTCTGTTTTTTGATCTTTGTATGAAACAGTAATATCAATTACAAGCTCTTTAAAAACTTTCCATGGAACCTTGATTTCATAATCCGAATAATGTGGGTCTGTTAAAATAACTTCTTTACCCTTGCTAATAGTTTTTATTGCATATGCATGTCCACCATGTATGTAATTTTTGCTTTTTTTATTCCCATAACTTTGTACAGGAGAAAATGCACACCAACAAGATACATTATTTTTATTTTCAGATAAATTAATAAGCATTTGCTCAATATCTTTATTTGAGGTTTTATGTTCTCTCATTTTTGTAACATATATCTTTTGAGCTTTTATACCCAAGAGTTCTGAAATTGGGTATTGGTCGAACTTATTAGTTTTGATACCTGCAAAAATAAATGAACGATATTTTCCTCCCATTTGTTTTATATATTCATCATCTTCTGCTCGTTCAGCCAGTCCTTGTTTAACCATTTCTCTAAATGTTTTTTCAGTTGCAAGTTCAAAAGCAATCATATCATCATCACCACTAGAATAATTTCCGCTCTTTCGAGCTTTATCAATTTCACTAGCGGTAATATGTATTGCTTTTTGTTTTAGTGGTGAACCTTTAAATTTGATAGTAACTCCACCACTTCCATTTTTATCTGGAATAATTGCATCTGAAATTGCTTTTCGTCCAAATTCTGTATAACTTAAAGCATTAATGTCGGATAACAACCAACAATCACCTTGAGTCATAGGTTGTTTTGTTGGTTCAATTTTCTTATTAAAATTTGTTATTGGCTTTTTGGTAGTAGAAAAACAACCACCCATTAATTCTGTCATACTTAAATCATTTTGGGATGAAACTTTAAATTCATTGTCAATTAAAAATAAACTTTTTCCTGATTTTATTTTCTTAGCAACATCGAATGTAATGACACCATCATTAAGCATTATATCTACAATTTTTTCTTTATTATAAAATGGATATTTTTGTTGATATTTACTATATAATGCTTGAATTTCACCTGCCATAACAAACCTCTTTTCAAATGTCTTACTATATATGTATCGGCATTTTTTTAGAAAACTTTAGTCTAATTAAGATGATTGTTACAATTCTTTACATGAAATTCATGAAATTATGAGATGAGCTCTACAAACTAACTCTTACACCAACATTGAATGTATTGTTATTTCTTGTTGAATTCAATTTATCTTTTGTTTGGCTATAACCAACTGTTACGGTTGTGTTTGGGTTGATTTGCACACCAATAGCGGTATTAAATCTAACTTTGTTTTCAGTTTCTTGATTGAATCCACCTAATCTTAAATTTTGTTTTTCAAGTCCAACATTTGCTTGTCCAAAAATATTCATGCCGGAGTTTGTACGGATTCCGCCTCTGAATCCGATATTGCCACCACGTTCAATTGCAGATGGAGTTGTTACGTTATAAATACTCGCTTCACCACCAATATTCCAATTCTTTTCGTTGTAAGTAGCACTTGTGCTTGCATTTAACTTTGTACCAAACATCACACCGCCTTGTTGACTTCCGCTTGTGTATTTCAAATCACCAACAACTCCGGCATTTAATGTATTTTCAAAGGTATACTTGCCAACTTGATTTTTTACTTGTACTCCATCCTCTAAAGCAACTCTGGCATCACCGCCGATACTTATACCGCCACCATTACTTTCCGTTCCTACAACAACTCCACCATACAATGATGCTTGTGTAGCGTTTGTAACAGTAGTTTTATCTGTTTTTACCAAATCTTTTTTTATACCAAAACCACCTTTGATAAAATTTGAAATATATGTAGGAACGCTATTTGCATAATTTCCCAATGTTGTTATATTTAGTTTATCAATTCCTTGTTTAATTTCTGCTAACTTATCATCACCATAGCCAGCTTCTTTCATTTGGCTTTCTATTTGAGAATAAAGCACATCTTTTGGATTTTCATAACTGTCTCCATGATATGAAACATTACTCAAATTGCCTTTTGTATATGTACTTATAACTTTTGTATCATAATAAACAGTTGTATCATCACTTGTTTGTGTTTCTTTTTGGTATGTAGCTTTAGCTCCAACACTAGTTGAATTTTGAAACAATGATGTTTCAGAATTGTTTTTGTAACCTAAACTTACTCCAAATTCTGATTTTGAATTGTCATTATCTTTTACAATCTTGCCTTCTGCCACTGCAGAAACATTACCTTGGCTTGAAATTTCTACATTTGCTTTAATAGCTGTCTTTCCACTAACATCAGAATCAAATGGAGTATTTGAGTTATAATCTCTTTTATCCATTTCTTTACCAAAAACAGATTCTTCTCTTAGAGCAAATTCTTGATATGACATCTTGCTACCGTCTTTAAGAGCAATATAGCCGGTGTTTTCTAATGAACCGGACTTTTTATAAACTTCTCTAACAGCATCTTTGATATTATCAGCTTCTACGGTCAGTTGTTGGCTATAATTATTAAATACATATTTATTATCATCGACTTGGTATAACAATGTTGCATGATTACCTGCACCATTCATTTTACCACTAACCATAACGGCATTTACACCTGCATCTTGTAATGCTTTCATTGCAAATTCATGAATTGTAGAGCAAATAAAGTTGTTTAAACTTTCTTCTTCGTTAGCATTTAAAATCTTATCTAAAACTTCTTCTTGATTTGCACCAACATTACCATAATTTTTATTTTCATCATATTTTAAAGAAAAATCACCAAGAAGATGGTCTATAGTACCTTTTACAAGTTCAGGATTTTCTTTGTTTTCTTTGATGTAATTTGTAAGATATTCATAAGTCTCTTTTGCTGATTGATTATGTTCATTATAGAAATTCTTTAAATCATCAACACCTATACCTTTGTAATCATTGCCGTTTTGTTGATATGTTGCACTAAAAGTATTGTCATCAATACGAACATTTATTGTAGTTACAGTGCTATCATAGGCAGGACTTGTTTCTGATTTACCATTTACTATTGGAGTATCATTTACATATGTGACATTGGTTTCAACTTCAACATTCTTCTTTTTATCAACTGGCAT